TGTATGATTTTAACCAATCAGATCTTGCATCTTTATCGTATTCATAATCACTCATTAGACCTGAAGCTAAAGATTCTAATTCGTCCTCAGTTATTAATTCTGCAAGGTTAGCATTGAATGCTCCTTGTTCCGAGGTATCTTCTGCAGGATTAACTATTGCTGAACCGTCGTCCAAGATCATCGCATCACCTTCCATTAAAGGTTGTTGAATCTCTCTTGCTGAATCAGGTTCTATTTGAATATCAATCTGATCTTCTAGATTATTTTTTTCTATTGCCATTATCTAATTCTTTTTGTTAACTGATTTATGTCCATAATACCACCTTGATTCATTTCTGTAAATCTTCCCTGCTCTCTTGGAATTTGAATTTGATCAAACATTCCGCCAGGCTCTGTAAAAGATTTTTCTTCAGATGTAATGTATTTAGGTTTAAATTCTACTTCTACATCATCTCTTTGACCAAAAGTATTATTTTCTACATATTTTGTTCCCAGATATTTATCAAACATAAAAGGTGTTGCTTTAAATGTAATTCCATCAGGTGTTGTTATAAAAGCTCCTTCATCAATCAAAGTCTTTTGACTAACTCCTGGTTCAAAGATCATGCTTAAAGGTAAAGGATTCTCAATTGTTCCAGCTTCTTTTTTACTAAAAATAGATTTTAAAGTTCCCATAATACCTTCAGGTTTATCTTTTACAATTTCTCTAACAGGTATTTCTTCTTTTTTATCTCCTACTAAAGTTCCATCACGAGTTCCGTCTTTGTAACCCGTGGGTCTTGTCATGAAGTTTATATCCATCATGCCTCCTTTATTCATTTTTGATTTTAGCATATTTTCAAACATGCTCTCTGCTTCTGCTATTTTACTTGTAACAGGTTCTGTTACAGTATCTAAACCTTGTTGTATATTTTCTAACACACCTGGTCCAAATTTTTTTGATAATTTTATTAAATCAATTCCTGTAAGAGGTAAACTTACAGGTCCCGCTGCTTTTGCAATAGTTGGAAGAGATGTAGCTAACGCAGTTAAAATAATCCTAGCACCCTTCTTATCTCCTAGTTTAAATAATCTTTGTGCTTCATTTAAAATAAAATCTTTTGCTAATCCTGCTTTGCCACTTAGTTTACCACCTTGTTTAAGAATTTCTTGATCAACAAGTTTAACAAAATTTTTTGTATCTTCTTTCCCAACATACCCACTAACTTTTTTAAAAAGTTTGTCCAAAGGTCCCTGGTTCATGGTGTAACGTTTACCATTTATAAGAACACCTTCGTTTGCTTTTTTAGTTTCAGTAAAATATGTTCTTAGTATACCTTTATTTGTTTTTGCTTCTTTAATTAAACTTGCTCTTATTTTGTCAAAATCAGGATTAGCTCCTTTAAATGAAGCACCTGATACAGCACTAGCAGATATATCATCTCCCATGCCTTGCACATGTTTTACAACATTATTAACATAATCTGTTCCAGCCTTCGCTGTATTTTTTTCTAAGATAGGAGGCCCTTTTCCAACATTAACATTTTCTACACCGGGAACTTTTTTTGTAACATTTTTAATTTGTATGTTATCTCCTTTAACATAGTCTCTTGGAGGAGGATTTTTTTTCGTAATATTATCATAACTACCAGAGGGTCTTGTGCCTGGTTGTTCTTGTATCGCTGTTTCTAAACCTGAACCCACTAAATCTTGACCCATACCCACGGAGGCACTGGCTCCACCTATTTCATTAATTAATGAACCTATGTTTTTAGCACCAAGAACTTTATTTAAAACAGGATTGGTTGTCATACCCTGTTTTAATTTTATAGGTTCTTTTGTTAATTCATCAATTGAAATCATAATTATTCCTACACCGTAATGGCGGCTTGCACCGCCACACGGCTATCCCAGTCAGGGGTGTGCGATAAGGCTGACTGAAAACTGTTCAAACTCATTTAAGTCTTTCTGGATGCGCCCCAACCTCTTTGAGTAATCATTCCACTGTTAGGTGATTTGTCTGAGGCGACTACTTTATTTTTAACAGCCATACCACCGTCTTTCATACCTTTTGCTTTTAATTTTGCTGTGGCCTCCATGAGACCTCCCTTTGCTGCTTTGGTTGGTGGACCACCAGGTTTTAATGTCCCTTTAGGAAATTTATTTAAATCTGGCTTATAGTCTGGTTTTGGTCTAATACGAATAACCTCTCCATTTTTTTCAAAGAAAAGAACGGGAGGGTCTGATGGCATCATAAAACCTTTTTGTTCATACCCTTGATCTAGGGCTTGCTCTACTGTGGTTGGTTTTTTGTCTTTTGTTTTTCCAGGCTTTTCACCAAATGTTTTATCTGTGCCTTTAGTAATTAATTTTTCATCACTCATTAGTAATACTCCCTTTTTTCCACGCGCCGTGGTTCGTCATAATAGTCATCTGGAAGTTGTATGAAATTACCTTGACGGTATCTCATGAGAGCTTGTGTTGTAGAATCAACATAGTCATCATGGTCGCCAAAAGGAAAAGCCGCACACTCCTCTATAACCTCCTCAGTCCATCGTTCATCTGGAACCCAAACTTGTCCAGCCTCAAACATTGGTGCAACTGAGTTTACCCTTACGTGTTTATCTTGTCCTCTGCTTGGAGTATAATTCACGACAGGTATACCTGCAGATCTTAACTCATCAGTCAAAGGAAGTCCAGAAGCTTTTGCTTCCACGATCACCGTTTCGGGCTCCCAATATTTATATTTATCCATAGCACGTTTTTTGAGCTCTGTAAACTCCCATCTACCTCTTTCTGCATCAAGCAAAATAATTTGTGGGTGATTTTTTCTAGGATGACTAAACACACCCCAAGTGGTAATTGCAGAGTAGTCTGCAGTTTCTTTTTTACTAAAAGCTGTATCATAACTTTGTATCACATGAATAAGATCTGGCACTTCTTTCTCACCCCACACCTGCCACCAATCTCGTTTTATAATACTACCTTCTTCTGATGTAGGTTTCTGTTGCCATTGTGCTTGCCACTTCTGTTCTGTCAAAGAAGCTTTGGTAGTCTGCAATGTATCGATGTCCCAGTATTCTGGCCAGATAGGTTTGTTGCTGGGTAGGATCGCCGGAAATTCTATGAGCTCCCATTGGTCTGCCTTGGGTTCTTTTGCTTGTGCATCTATTAGCCTACCTGTCAAATCTTTAACACCCCAACGTGTCATGACAATAACGATTGCACCGCCAGGTTGTAAACGCTGACGAGGACCAGAGGTATACCATTCATACGCATTGTCAAATGCTGTAGTGGACAGTGCATCTTGTTCCGAGTGCGGATCATCAATAATCAATAAGTCTGCACCACGGCCCGTGATACTAGAGCCAACACCAGCTGCAAAATATTCTCCGCCATGATTAGTCTCCCAACGTCCCGCCGCTTTACTGTCCGCGGATATTGATACTTGGTCAAAGACTTGCTGATAGATCTGACTGTCGATTAGGTTTTTCATCTTACGACCAAACCTCACGGCAAGTTCTGTATTGTGTGTCGTTTGAATTATCTTGAGCTTTGGATTATTGCCCACGAGCCACGAGGGAAACAAGAAGGACGCAAACTCTGACTTCGTGTGTCTTGGTGGCATGTTCACGATCAATCTCTTAATCTTGCCACTCCGTATGTCCTCAAATTTTTTTGAAATTTTTCTGTGATGATATCCAGAGATAAAGTCTGGCCAAACATGGTTGACAAAAGGCAAGAAGTTTTTTTCTGCGCTTTTTAATTTTTTGAGATGTTCTATTATGAGTTGTTCTTGTAACTCGACCTTTGTTTGATCAATCATATATATTTTTT